GTCGATGGCGAGCCGCGCGCGCATGGTGCGGGCCGTGAACCGGGGGCCGGGATAGTCGAGCAGGCGCTGGAGCGGGTCCGCCTCGGGGACGCGTGATTCAAAGTCGCCCCGCGCGCGCAGCACGACGAGCGGGACCGAGGCCACCGTGTCCGCGATGACGCGCATACACGCATGGACGACCGGGTGTTTGCTGAACCCCTCGGCCCGGATGCTCGCGCCGTCCGGCTTGTACTCCTGGGGGTTAGCCGTGCGGACCAGCGACATTTGCGGGGTGCCGCTGGCGAGCCCGTTCTGCGGCTGGCCGGTCGTGCCGGTCAGGCCGGGAAAGTTGGGATAGACTAGCGGGATGACGGCGCGGGATGCGTCGGGCGCGGTGATGTCCCCGCGCAGCGCCTTGAGGGCGAGCCCTACGCGCTCGCGCAGGGTCGGGACGGCCACAGGGGCCGGGGCGTCAGCCATGGTCCGAACGCTAGGCGTGGCATGGTCACCGCCGCAAGCTGGCCGGTTGACTAGACCAGCGCCTAGACCACGAACGCTTCGACCTGCTTGAGCATCAGCGACGACAGCGCCCACACCAGCGCGTCCACGCGGTCGGGGCTGCCGTCCATGGCGTCCGGGCGGAAGCTGGACATCTGTTGCTCTAGAATGGGAAGCTGCCCGACGTGGGACACGCGGCCCTCCTGGTACAGCGCATAGACCGGCTCGGCGCGCGCCAGCTTGCCCTTGGTGGCCCGAACGTCCACGATGCGGACGCCGTGGGCCTTGTCGCCCTGCGCGGCCAGCACGCTGCGGACCATGTCCCCGCCTTGGTTGACCTCGGCCACAATGCTCCCACCCCACCGCCGCGCGGCGTCAATGGCGACCGCGCCCCATTGCGCGGGGCTATAGCGCCCGCTCAAGTCCTCGAGGACGTACCCCCGCTTGTCGCGGCCCAACCCCACGACCACGATGCCCGTTTCATTGCTGGCCGTGTTAGCCGTCACGGCGGGGTCCACCCCCACCAGCACGCGAGCAAAGCTGTCGGGGGCCTGCTCCACGCGCGCCCGCACGATGTCTGCGCCCGTCCACAGCAGCCCCTCCGTGGCGTGGGTCCACTCGCCCAGAAAGACGTGCCGGTATCTGGCGGGGTTAGTGTCGCGCAGCCGCTCGGCTTGCTCTATGAAGCTGGGGCTGAGGTTGTGGGCGTTCTGCTCATAGGTGGTGTGGATGTACAGCGTGTCGTCCCGCCGCTCGGCCACGAACCGCTCATAGAGAAAGTGCGTCCGCGCGGCTGGGTTGAGGACGAGGACCACGCGGTTCGGGCGGTCCACCTGGCGTATGCTATAGTCAATGGTGTCGAAGCTCTTGGCGTCCACCAGCTCCTCGGCCTCGTCCAGCACCCAGGTGGTCACGCCTTGGATCGACTTGAGCCGCGCCGATTGGTTGCCGCTGCTGGTCTTGATGCCGCGAAACAGGATGGCCGAGCCGGTGCGCCGGTTCCGGATGGTGTCGCGCGTCACGTCGAAGTCGTCAGCCAGCCCGAGCAGCTCGATCTTGTCCACGAACTCGGGGATGATCGAGATGCTCGCCGCCACCATCGTCCAGCGGGTAAACAGGATGACGTGCCCCGCCTCGTAGGTGAGGTTGAGCAGGAACAGCGCGACATGGAACGACTTGCCCCCGCCGCGCCCGCCCGTCAGGAACGCGTAGCGCCACGCGGGGGCGGGGTTGAACAGCGGCTGGTAGGCACTTAGCAGCTCCAGCGGGCGGGGCTCACCCGGCTGGCCGGTCATCCATATAGATGGTGAGGATGTGGTCCGTGGCCGGTCGCGCCCAGCCCCACCGCAAGCCGCGGGCGGCCAGCCACGCTTCTAGCCGTGTGCGGCTGTAGACGTTGCAGTAGGTGCCGTGGGCTAGCGTCTGGTCGACCACGATGCGGTCCTGATCGCCCTCCCCGAGTTGGAAAAACACCACCACCACGGCGCGGCGGGCGTGGGCGAGCAGCGTCTCCAAGGCGTTGTGATAGCCGGGGAGATGCTCTAGCACATGACGGCAGTACGCCACGTCGGCTTGCCCGTAGTGGTCCACGCTGGCGATGCTGCCTTGCACCACTTGCGCCCCCAGCCCCTGCCCGTAGGCGACCAGCTCGGGCGTCAGCTCCACGGCCCGGTAGCCTATCCACGGGTGCGCACGCCAATAGGTCTGGTAGTCGAGGAACGTGCCGGGGCCGAACTCAAGGACCGACTTGGCCCCCAGCGTCTCGACCTGCTGGAACACGGCGCGGCGGCTGTGCGGGTCCGACTGCGACAGCCACCCCGCGAAGGTGCTGCCGGTGATGCCGCGCGCAGCGATGTGGTGCGACCACCACATCTCATGCGGCTGGCGGGCGGTGCCTGTGGTGTCGGTCATCGGGGCGGCTCCACATGGGGGACGGGAATCCAGGCGATGGGCGGGGTGGCGATGGGCTTGTCCCCGCTGGTCACGTCGGTGCGCTGCACGGCCTTGCCGAACGCGCGGTCCAGCAGGGCTTCGGCGGCTCGCACGTCCCCCTTGGTGGCCTTGGCCCGGAGCGCGCGCAGCGTTGCCTCCAGCGCGGTCACGCCGTCCTTTTCCTCGGCTAGCACCTTGGCGAGCGCTTCGGAAATGTCGGGTAACTTGGGACGCCCCTTGGGGTTACCAGACTGCCCCTTTTTCCACGCGGGCCGCAGGTTTTGCGGATTTGGTGGCATGGTCACACCTCCGGTGTTTGTGCGGTGATAAGCGCACGGGTCGGATTTGCACCGCCCCCTCCCGACTGGTCGTCGGGCGCACCGCTGTCTGTGCTTCGTGCGCGTTGATTCACCGGATACGGTAAACGTAGCAGCTCGACTTGCTGACGCATAGCGGGATCAAGCGGCATAAGGTACCGATGCTTCCCCGGCGTTGTGATTTTGATAGCGCCAAGCGGCACCGTTCGTCGCGGTCCGCCAATATATCGGCCAGTATAGGCACGCTTGTTTAGCCTTGCTCCGTTTAGTCGGTACTCAAAGGATGGCACGGTGGTACCCGTATAGATCCAGTTGCCAGCCTGGTAGATGCCCCCGTGATGCTGCTCCACCGGGTCAGCAAAAGACACAATGAGACGCAAGCCGGGGTTCGCCTTCTTGAGCATACGCAATGCAATGGATACGATGCGCGACACAGGCGTCTGGTGCTTGGCAAGAGCCACGCGCACCAGCTCGCAGCACTCGGTTAGCCTTAGCCCGTACGGCGTGCCCAGATCCTTGCTTGCGCCCCAAGCAAATAGCACAACGCCGACAAACTTACCGAACTCCCACACGCCGAATTTTACCGTTTTGCCAACAGGTAGTGTGCGGCTATAATGCCACCGTGTTACCGCGAATAGTGCGGCGGCATGGTTGCATGGCGCGATCAGCAGCGCGCTAGTGCTTGGCAAACTCATGGCCGCAGGCGGGGCAAACTGTCATAGCTTTTTCGTCTAGGCGAGGCTGCGTGTCCTCCCCAGCAGGTTCAAAGTCTGCCGCCTCAGACATGGGCACCTCCAGCCCCCACGCTTCCAGCTCGCCCGCGTCCCACTCGTTCGCCAGCGCGTCCCAATCCCAATCCCCGAACCCGACGTTGTCCTTGACGATGAACTCCCGCCGCTGCGACTCGGTGAGGTGGTCGGCCACGACCACCGGCACGGTCTTAAGCCCTGCGGCCTTGCACGCCTTGAGCCGCATATTGCCGCCCAGCACCACGCGGTCCGCGTCGGTGACGATGGGGCGCAGCTCCAGCATCTCGGGGAAATCCTTGATGGATTGGACGAGCTTGTGAAACCGCTCGTCGCGGATGGTGCGCGGGTTGCTTGGGTTGGGCTTGATGCTGCCGATGGGGACGTGCTGCACGGCGGGCGTGGGCATGGCTAGAACGGGCGGAAGGTCGGCATCCCCAGCCCCGTGAAGCGCGGCATGGGCGGCACGGGCGGCACCTCGGGCGGGTGGCTGGCCTCGACCGGCCACGGGATCGGGCCGACCGGCTGGCCCTTGGCGTGGCGCTGGTCGCGCAGGGCGAGGACATCGGCGGTGTCGAGGTGCAGCACCCGGCGCTGGGCGTCGGCGCCGTTGACCTGGCGGGCGCGGATGACGATGGGCTCGAGGTCGCACAGCTTGTGGACGGCTTGGCGGCTGACCCCGAGCAGCGCGGCGGCTTCCGGGATGGTCAGCCAATCGGGACGGGTCGGGGTCATGGTGGAAAGCTAGCGGGTTAGTCTAGGCGGTAGGTATCGGACACGACGGCCCACGCCTCCTCGGCGCTGCG